TCCCTACGGCTTCTACGCTACGTTGCCTGATTTTACAACCAGGCAGCTCGCCATCATGGCAGCGCTAGGTTTATCCTACCGCTAGGACCCATGATTAGTTGGCATTGGCATTCCGTCAATGTGTACTACCATGACGGTTAACCACCGTCCCCCTCAAAGGAGAACTGCCGTGGCTTTTGCCGATCCTCAGAGTATCACCATCGATGGTGACACTCACACCCTCCCCCGAGTTTCCTCGGGAGAGAACACTGGCGCCTTCCAGCAGGATGACGCCTCTGTGCGCATGTCCGTAAGCCATCAATATGGCCCGCGGACACGGCGGCAGATCCGGGTCGACTTCAAGAAGATCGCGCCGGACGTTTTCACGTCCGACAACGTCGAGTACTCTATGAGTACTTATCTAGTCGTCGACACGCCTAAGACCGGCTTCACGCCGGCAGAGGCGAAGGACGTCGTAGATGGGCTGGTTGCCTATCTGTCGGGGTCCTCCGGTGCCCGAGTCACCCAGCTTCTGGGTGGCGAGAACTAAGCCTCATGAGGTGGATGAAACTTTCCACACTTGTGAGGGGGAAGCGCAAGCTATCCCGTATCACGCATTGTTATGCGAGATACTCTCTGTTCTCTTGGGCATTAAGTGTGCTGCTCGGACTCTTATTCCAGCATTGCTGGACGAGTCTGCTAGCGACATCATTTCCGCGATAATCGTGGATTGCCTCAGCGATGAGGACATCCCCGATGCGGAGTCTTGATGTAATGGTGTAGAGGATTGCCAAGCGGCTTTGGACTCCCGACCCCCTTGATTAAAGGAGGCAGGATGAAAAGCCTAAAAATTCTCTGGCGAGTCGCAGCTAACGAATTAGCTGCATGGTGTCGCACCAGTGCTACTCTCGACTACAAAAAGCTCGAGAGTCGCGTCGATCACGAGGGTATATCGTTTCTTACGATTACCCTTCCTTCTTTCTGTAAAGACTTCGAAAGAGGTCTTGAACAGGAGAAGGTTGACTCCAACCTGTTTGCCGGTTTTTCTAGGCAATCAGGGGGTCCCCTCCCCAGATTTCTGGGAGGTTTCCTTTGTCAAGTGTTCGACGTTAATACTGGTCGGTTGCTGGACTCGCCAAGCACGGATTGCATCTTCGCCATTCGTCAGTTAACACTGATGTTTGGTAAGATTCTCATCCCTTGCAGCGATGCAAGAATACGAGACGCCGTGCGCGGCTATATCCAGTGTGAGCAGGAAGTGGAGCACGCTGCACATGTAGGCTCTAAAGAACTTTATGAAAGGTTCTCTAGAGTCGCAGCGCTACTCTTCGCTGATGTCTTCCAAGAACTCGAAAACGAGCTCTACAAAGACTCGCTCGTACTCCCAAGACATGGTCCTGGGAAGACGGCCGACGGCCTTCGCGGCAACGCGAAGTTTGATCAGCGAGTATGGCCCTCCAGAATGGAGAGCATGTTCGGTTTCATTGAACATGCCGCTCCGACATGGATTCTCGGCCTTGAGAAGGTCGAGAGCGGGGCCATCCAGTTCCTCGAACCTGGGCAAGAGCAACCTGTTAAGGTTGTACTTGTTCCTAAGACGCTGAAGACACCCAGAGTCATAGCTATTGAGCCAACCTGCATGCAATACATGCAGCAGGCCTTGGCTATACCTCTGGTACGTCTCTTGGAGAGCGAAAGGGCCGGGAATCATACCCGGCTCCAAGCTTCCAAGGGGCAGATCGGTTTCACCGACCAAGTGCCAAACAGGCTCTTGGCGATGCGCTCCTCTGTTACCAGAGAAGCGGCGACACTCGATATGAGTGAAGCTTCCGATCGCGTCTCCACGAGACATGTAGATCACCTAGTTTCCAGATGGCCTCTCGTAAGAGAGGCGCTGATGGTAACCAGGTCATCGAAGGCCTCGGTGCCTGGCAATGGGATTCAATCTCTTGCCAAGTTTGCGTCTATGGGTTCAGCTCTTTGCTTTCCTGTCGAAGCGATGGTCTTTCTTACGGCCATTTACCTCGGCATTGAGCAAGAGCTCAACCGCCAGTTGACGCGGAGAGATATTCTCTCTCTTCGCGGAGAAGTACGCGTCTATGGGGATGATCTTATTGTTCCCGTAGACTACGTGCGATCTGTGATCGATGTTTTGGAGCTGTTAGGCTTCAAAGTAAACACCGGCAAGAGCTTCTGGAATGGCAAATTCCGAGAGTCTTGCGGAGGAGATTATTACGACGGCGTGGACGTTACACCTGTCCGCGTTCGCCGTGAGTGGGATGATTTACTTTCTCACTCGTGTCACCTCAAAAGGGTGGCTAAGGCAAGGCGTAAGCCTTACCAATTCTCTTCTCCATCACAGACTGTCGCTCAAGAGTTGGAGAGCTTGGTGGCCCTCCGTAATCTCTTTTACATGAAGGGATTGTGGCAAACCGCCAAGCACCTTGATTCAGTGATTGGAAGTGCAATAAGCCACTTTCCGATTGTTGAGTCGACATCTCCAGCTTTGGGAAGGTGGAGTGCCTCCTTCCAGCCTATGGCTGAAAGGATCCACCCGCACTATCACACGCCTTTGGTTAAGGCGTATGTTAGTGTTCCTAAAATCCCTAGCTCCCAAGCTACGGGATTCGGAGCCTTGCTCAAGTTCTTTCTTAAGCCCGGCGATGAGCCGTTTGCTGACGAGAGACATCTGGAGCGTCAGGGACGCCCCGAAGTCGTCGACACCAAACTTCGGTGGATGGCCCCCTACTAGATAGGGGGATGGATGGCCTCTACCGCAAGGTAGAGGACTCCCGTGTTGGGAGCCCATCCGGGCTGCCCAATGCGGAGTAAGAGG